TCCAATATTCTAATACTCTTTTAAAACATTCAACTTGAACTTGCGAATACCATATATCTTTTTCGGTATCAAAGAAATATACAAAATATCCTTGAACATATTCTGATGTTATCCCACTAATATAACCAAGTTTTATTTCACCTGTATACATAGCACATCTCGCTACAAGATCTCCAATATTATGTTTGGCCATATTTTTCCTTGTAGTTTCTTATAAATTGAGCAACACTAACTTCGTTCATACCGGTGCAGACAAGTCCATCTTTGAACCAAAAAACAGAATATACTGGTTCTCCATAAAAACTTTCATCGGTGTTGTCTTGAATATAACCAAAGTCTCCATTGTTTGCGATCACAAGACTGCCAGGTTGGTATTTGTAAGCCATTATTCTTTAGCCTTTGAAACAAGAATGAGATCAAGTGCGTGAAGATTTACACAAATACCATCAATAAGCACATTATAAATGTTATTTGACGAAGCAACACCGTCATTCTGATAACATCTTTTTACAATAACTCCAAGTTTTCCTATAAATCTCTCTCTGTGATATAAACTTTGATCTGGGGCGGAAATAAACTCCACAAGATCGCCAGCGGAATAAACAGGAATATCTTTTCGCATTTAGATTACCTTGAAATACACCTCAAACATATCGGTGTCGTATCTATAAGTTTCATATGGATCTGTAAATAAAACCACATGTATTCTATCGCTTATTTCAGTTATATATCCATTTATTTTAGGGTTTTGCCTTGATTGAACTATACTTCCAAGTGTTAGATATTTCACTTATCTACAACCTCGGCCCAATGATTGACGCAAAAATCTAAAAATGCTTGTTCTTCACTTTCATAGTGAAAACTTGGTTGGTGTATGGAAACAAATCTGATTTGTTGTTTTATAGCATCTTGTTTTGTGATAAAGACTTCGCGGAAGCCTTTTTCTTCATTATCGTCAGGTTCAATATATTTCACTATCATACAATACACCTATCGCGCATGATCTCTGCGCTTCGTGCTATTATAGCAAATACGGCAGCAGGAGTCAAGCGCGATAGGTGTTTTATAATATACTATTTATTTTCTTTCTTTGCCTTTTTCTTTTCTGCCTTCTCTTTTGGAGAAAGTTTAGGTTTATTGTTTTTATTGCTTTTTTCTTGTCCTTTTGCCATATTTCCTCACTTATTCATAGCCTTGTCTATTAGTTTTTCATAGCCACGAATGTTTTCTGGGTTGTCTATCATGTAGCGATAAGCAAATGCTCTTGATTTTTTGATATATTCTTCATTTTGGTGGTTTTCTTCATCAAAATGATATGCTACATGTTTTAGGTGCTCAACTGCCTTTTCAGCATCATTTCCTTCGTAATACCAACCAAGTTCTTTCATATATTCACTATTGTGGACTACTGGATATCCCATCCAAGCAGCATCAAGATAAAGATAGTTTAGAGCACACTGATGTTGATGACATAGAACAATATCTGTGTGTTTTAGAAGCGTCCAAACTATTGGATATCTTGACTCAAAGAACATTTTCTTGTTTTTGTAGGAATCAAGTTCTTTGACAAAGTTTATCATATCTGTTTTCTTCTTTATTCCATCTCCACAGAAAACACTCAACTTTTCAAGTGTTTCTGGGTGTTTTCTTTCCAGTCTTTCGGTAATCATTATTGGAACTGCGCTTGTTTTCACCATATTTATGTTTGGTTCCATTGTAGAAAGTCTCTTTTCTAACTTTCCACTTGGTTTATATAAGCCAGTTTCATTTGGATCTTTGCTTTTGAAAATATCTATATGGTGCTGAATAAATCTTGGGTCCCAAACATATGGACCAACCACGGATTCGCAGTCATATTGCGTTTCAAAAAAATATCTATCTGTTTCAAAAAAATGAGGAGAAATCCAAACATTTGATACTGTTCCAGCATTTCTTGTATAAAGGTTTCTGGCCTCTTTGTTGTCTTTGAAAAGAACTGTTTCGTTGAAAACATTTAGTTCTGCACCCATGATATGTTTTGTTATTTTTATGCCTTTTTTGGATAGTTCCCTATACACATCAATGTGAGCACTTCCTTGCGCCATGACTATAAGATCACATTTATCTTTTGCTTCTTCAAGCGTTATGATATGTTTGGCATATGGACCCCATGTTGTTGAGTCGTCATCGGGTATAACAACATTTTTTGCGGTGTTGATAATATATGCTTCCTGGACATTTTTACATTTAGCAAATAAATCTCTCAAAATAATAACATTTTGACGAATACCATTTGTAAATAAAGAATCGCTTGGCTTGTCTATCAAAACAGTTATACCTATTCTTACTTTTCTTTCTGTCATGGCTAAAACTCCAATGTGCTGATGCTAATAAATAGGTTTGAAGTAAAGTTCAGCTTCTTCTTGGCGGCGCATTTCCAGCCCTCTTACAACTTTGCCGCTGGCTTTTCTCCATTTCAAAAACTCATGTCTTATTTCAGGATCATTTGGATCGCTATTGACAAGTTTGAGTAGTTGAGATTTTTTTATATTTCCTATGCCGATATTATATGTCAAACTAACAAGTGCGTCAAATTGATTTTGATTTATATTTGTTTTTACAAGTTTTTTTACCCATTTTTCATATTTTCTAATGTTTTTCATCAGCAAGATATTGGCTGTCTTTTTTGTTATAGGCGGATCAGAAAGCAGAACAGGTTTTCCATTTTCATATGTAGTAGAACCATATCCAATAGCAACAACAGATGCCAAACATTCATAAGGGACAGCAGAAAAACCTTCGTGTTTTTTTATAAACTCAACGCCATTTGTTGAAGTTTTTAGCTCGGAAAAATGCTGTTTCTCATGAGGCAAAAGTTCCCCATGAGAAAATAGCATAAAAAATATCATAACAAACAAAACATAAACCTGTCTTTCAGCCAATTTTTAGAACTTGTTTTCTATTCTTTTTATTGTTCCAAGACACATGAACCCATCCACTATCTGGTATTCCTGGTTTGTAAAACTCGAGTATAAGTTGATCAAAGTCAAGATTGTCTTTGATCCAATCAAAAACAACCTTGTTGTCTAAACCTGGTATTTCTATATCTGCTGCTTGACCTGTTAGGTGTTGGCTATTTTTTGCTCCACCAATCGCTTTGTTTAGTTTTGGTCCGCGATAGCCACTATTCACCATAATAGGACGACCAAAGTGCGCTCTAACTTTTTCTAATACATTTTCACAAAGTAGTTTTAGATTGTCAATCACTTCTTGTGTTGGAGTGTTATCAATCTTTTTTCTTTCTCCTGTTTGCGACTTTATCATCTCTTGTAAAGAAAAGTTTTCAGTTAGTTTCATTTTTTATTTCCTTGCATTCATCTAAAAGTGGTTCAAGCCATGTTTTCCAAAGAAATATCAACAGCAAGTTCTCCGAGTTCTGTCTCGTGTTTCAACACAAGATATAGATAAAAACATCAAAAATATCAATATTTTTTTCATTTTATTTTTTAGCACTTTCAGCGATACTCATTATAGCCAAAGCAATAATCCATACCGGTATGCTTGACAAAAGTGACGCTATTACCAAATAAAAACCAAGATCTAACATTATATACCTCGTAATAATATATCAATCCCAAAACCTGTCAAGTGTTTCTAAAATACCAACAAAGTCATGAAATGGTTCACCAGACCGAAAAGCACCTGCTTGTTCTGGATAGTTTCCCCATCTACAAAAACCAGTATCGATATGTTGTTTCATTTCAAATAGTTGCTTTACTGCCGCTACTGTAATATAACAGTCTGTTATAAACTCTTTATAGGTAAAAGTTCCATCTTCTTGCTTATTGATCTTGTCAAGACCTTCAACATCAACAAGTTTCACAAGTCCAAGATCGTATGCTGATGGTTTTTTCCATTTCAAATGTGAAAAATCTGTTCCTTCTATTTGTTCTGTCTCATATTCAAAATTTGAACTATCATCATAGTGATCTTCAAACTTTTGAATATCAGGAACATATTTTGCTTTATAATATTTTCCAAGAATAGCAAAAGATCTTTCTTGCTCCTCGGAACAAGAAAAGTTTATTTCTATCATAAAACAGCCATTATCTTTTTTTGATGGCTCATATTGTATTTTATTGATTTTGAACATTTTCTACCCATTCTTTATAATACTGGAGAAATACTTCAATATCTTGATTTCCATAAGGGCCAGAAACTTCTTTGTCTTTTTGCCATAAAATATAATATTTTCTTTTTTTATTGGTCATTATATTACATATTACACCAATATCTGCTTCTTGTTTAGGATACAAAGCAGGATCGCGAGAAGCGACAAGTGTTCCAATGCTATAAACCTTACTTGGCATTTTTGTTTTCCAAACAAACTTTACAAAGTGTTCTTATCCACCCGCTTCTTGTTTGTTTTCCTGGAACACCACATTCTTCGCAAGTTTTAGCGCTTATCGCTTCTGTCATGCGAATAATACCTTCACAATAAGCATCTCCACCAATAGTATAAACACGAAGAGTTCCAAACTTTTCTTTTATTTGTGTAAATTGCATTTGTGATGGAACATTTTCAATCCAAATAGAACGAAAGTTTTTCATTTCTATGTCTTTTGCTATAAGCGCTTCTTTATCTTTTGAGTTGCGGTGATAATATTCAATATTTGAATAGTTTCCGCGAAGTGCTTGTGCAAGAGCGCGATTGTATCTTTTTGTTCTTGCCGCGTTGTTTCTATAATATGTAATATGTGATTGTATTTCTTTACACATGATTTCAACAATATCATACCAACCATCACTACATTCAAGATGTTTGACGGTCCTAAATAGTTTGGGATATTTTTCAAGTAGGTTTTTTTCAAGTTCTATATTCATCATTGCCTGCTTTCTATAACTTTGAAAAAAAGCATTTTTCCATTATCAAAAAAACAAATAATTTCGTAATCAACTTTTGATATATCATGAAAATAATACATTTTTATTTCGCCAGTATGATGGTGTATTTGCTTTTCAGCATTTATAATATCTAACATTCCAACTATCTTTCCAAAACGACTATTCCATTCTGGTTTTCCAAAATATGGACGCTCATTTTCTGGGACAATATCCCAGATTGCTTTTTGCATCCATAGTTGGCCTTCTTGATCAATGAGATAGTTGTCTAAACAGCAAGATAAACTCTTTGTTTGAAAAATAACATTTTGAAGATGTTTGTATTTTTCTTCAAACAAAAACTCTACTGTTATTTCATCATACATTCCCACGATAAGGCTCCAAGTTCAGTCTTTTACAACACCAATAACAAAGTTTTCTTTACAAGTAAGAAAGGTTTGTTCTCCTACTTTATTTTCCTGGACCATATTGCCCTCTACAACAATAAGTTGTCCCACATGGACCGAAATAACGCAATCGTCTGCTCGGTCTAATACACGATAAACCAAGTTATCAGGCTTCTTACTTGAAGCACCAAAAAACTCACTTACTTTTTCTTCTTTTGTGTCATTTTTTACTGCTTCTATAAGAAGATGTTTGTTTCGTGGTTCCAGCCTCAACATATCACGCTCCTACTTTTAGTTTGCTCTTGATAATATTTAGAAACTCCTCAAAGTCTTCAAGTTCTTCACCTTTTTGAGCCATACGATAGGCTTTTAGTAGGCGAGATTGATCTTCACGGGAAAGAAAACTATTATCAGCATAATGCTTTTTGAGGGCAAGTTTGTGCTCACGATATGGCTCAATCGCTTGTTCAATCGTGTTGAGTGCTTTTAGGTAGTTGATGATGTGTTCTTCACGAGTTAGTTTCTTGTCTTGTTGTTCAAGAGTTTTTAGATCAGTCATAGTATTCTCCTTGTAAAAAAGCCAACCCTGTGGCTGGCCTATTTTAGCAGATCACCGGCAAAAGTCAAGCGCCGGCAGCATATGGTTCATTCTTGTGCCCAAACAGACGACCAATCACCCGTAAGAGCACCTTTGGCATAGTCTGTAACTTTTTGTTCAAAGAAGTTGCTGTGTGTAACGCCCAACATTCCATCAACCCATGGTAATGGGTTTTTCTTTACTTTGAAAATACCCTTCATACCAAGAGAAATAAGTCTGCGGTCAGCAATATAGCGAACATATTGTTTTACATCTTCTTTTGTCAAGTTTTGCATATCCCCAACACCAAAAGCAAGATCAACAAACTTATCTTCAAGTTCAACCATTTTTGTGGCTATTGTGTATATTTCACTTTTTAGTTCATCGTTCCATATGTGTTTGTTTTCGCCAATAAACTCACGAAATAGTTTTATCATACTTTCAGCATGAAGTGTTTCATCAGCAATACTCCAAGCAATGATCTGACCCATACCTTTCATTTTTCCATTACGAGCAAAGTTTAGCAACATTACAAAACTGGAAAACAACTGCATTCCCTCTGTAAAAGCAGAAAAAGCAGCGATCTGTTGAGCAATACTGTTCTCATCTTTTGCTGAAAAGTTGTTGAAGTATTCGTGTTTTTCTTTCATTGCCTCGTATTGAAGAAACTCATTATATGTTGTTTCTGGCATACCAATGGTTTCAATAAGATGTGAATATGCAGCAATATGTATTGCCTCACGGGCCGCAAAAGAACTCAACATCATTCTTACTTCTGGTTGTGGAAAGTGTGGTAGATAGTTTTTCACATAACCACCAGCCACATCAACATCTGCTTGTGTAAAGAAGCGAAAAATATGTGTAAGAAAGTTTTTTTCTTTTTCTGTAAGAGTATTTTTCCAATCTTTTACATCTTCAAGCAAAGGAACCTCTTGCCATAACCAGTGCATTTGCTCGCTTTCCTTGAAGGCATCAAAAGCCCAAGGATAGTTGAAAGGTTTGAAATAGGTTCTTTCGTCAGTTAGTTTTAGTTTTTTCTTTGCCATATATTTCTCCATTCAGGTGCAAGCAAGACATTCATCGCCTTCGGCGAGTTTTTTGAGATCTATTTCATCTTCAATCTTTTTTCTTTCAACTTTTTGGCCGACACGATCTGCTTTGCGAAGTTTATCGCTACGGCAGTAGTATAAACCTTTTAGACCGCTTTTCCAAGCCTGAAAATGAACTGCGTGCAGATATTTGATATTTACATCTGGTCTAAAAAAGATATTTACACTTTGACCTTGATCTACAAACTCTTGACGATCACCAGCAAGCTCAATAATCCATCGTTGATCCAGTTCGTTTGCTGTTTTATAAACTGCTTTTGTATATTCATCAAGCCAATCTAAATGTTGAACTGAACCATCATTGGCAATAATAGAAGCCCATACATCATTTATATCAAGTTTTAGTTCTTCGCATTTCTTTTCCAGGATCTTTTCAAGAAAGCGATTTTTATATACATGAGCACCTGAAAGTGTGTCTTGGCGGAATACATTAGCACGATATGGTTCAATACTTGGAGAAGTATTTCCCATAATAAGTGAAGTAGAAGCATTTGGAGCAAGCGCCATCATGTGAGAAAAACGAACATTGTATCCGTGTTTTGCAGCATCGGGACAAGCACCTCTTTCATTGGCAAGTCTAATATTTGCTTCATCCATTTTAGAACGAATATTTTTGAATATCTTCATATTTGCTGACTTGGCAAGAGCACTTTCAAATGGAATATGCTTTTTCTGTAAATAAGCGTGAAAACCAAGTGTTCCAAGGCCAACAGAACGCTCTCTCTCGGCTGAATATCTTGCTCTGCTTATTTCGTCTGGTGCATTCTCAATAAAGTTTTGAAGAACATTGTCCAACATTTCAGCAACATCGCTGACAAAGTTTGGATCGTCTTTCCATTCATCATAGTATTCCAGGTTTAGTGATGACAAACAACACACCGCTGTTCTGTCTTCGCTTGTTGGGAGATAGATCTCATTACAAAGGTTTGAACCATGGATTTTTAGATCTTCTTTTTTTAGCCATTCTGGTAGTGCTCGGTTCGCAGTATCAGTAAAGCAAAGGTATGGCTCACCTGTTTGCATACGCATTTCAAGAATGCGCTGCCAAAGATCTTTTGCTGAAACTTTTTCTTTTACAACATCACTATTTGGATCTCGTAGTTCCCAAGTATCATCAGCATTCGGATCAAGCATACACTTTTCTATAATATTCATAAACTCATCACTGATATTGATTCCGTGATGCAGGTTTAGACAGCGTAGGTTTTGATCGCCTGTTGGTTTTCTTATTTCCAAGAACTGAATAATGTCGGGATGACTGATATCAAGATAAGCAGCATATGAACCACGGCGTGTTTTGCCTTGGCGATAAGCAAGAGAAGAAGCATCATATATTTTCATATGAGGCATGATACCAGTTGATTTATCTCCGGCAGAACGGATCTTTACATGGACACCAACGCCACCGCCAAGCATTGAAAGCCAGTTTGTTTCGCTCAATGTATCAACAAGACCATGTGCTGAATCCTGCATAAAGTTCAAAAAACAAGAGATCGGAAGTCCATTTTTTGTTCTTCCATAAGATAAGATAGGAGTTGAGTAGCTCAACCAGTGCTTTGATG